TGAACAGACACATAACAACGCGCGGACTTGGAGGTTCGGGGACCGTATGGTCCTTGAACTTCCATCCTGTTGGAGGTGGAGGAGACTGGGTTGTAGATCCAGCTTCCTCATACACGCAGACCACCGCAAGCAATTTCTTCTTCACCGAAAGGTGGGATGATAAGGCTTGGCAAGACAGATTTACACAGGAATGTGTAAGTCAGTCTAACTCTGGTGGTCCGCTATTGGCGTCACAGTACGGAACCACTGGTGACTATATTGATCACTGGTTAAGTTCCGGAAGGGCGGCAAGACTACCTGTCTCTATCCTAATAGATGGAGCCACGTATCCGGCGGGTGGAGGACTCGATTTCGATCGAGAACTCGGCGCTGTTATGTCAGCATACAATCGTCTGAAGCAGCAAAATGTCTTCGTTCCAGTAGTTCTGGATAGGAATCCGTTTGAAAGCGAATTCTCTATCTGGTTCTTACTGGTCGATCTCATGGAGATGCCCAGATTGGCAAACCATCTGCTCAAGAATTTGAGCGTTTTAAAGGCGATTCGGCGTTTGTTTAAGGGGCATTCCCCAAAAGCAACGCTGAAAGACCTCGCGAACGATCATCTTTCTGTGCAGTTTGGTTTGATTCCCACTATACACGACCTGCGGGACTTTGTCCAGCTGGTGGCTAAGTGGGGTTTGCATGCGTCTGAGTTCCAGGCGAGTCAGTCTGCATATGTCGCTCATGGGCCTTCATTGGCCCTTGGGCGACCGCAGATACTGTTCTCGAATGGAGCAACCCACGTTCCTGGCGGATCTGACATTAATGTCACTATTCGTCACAACGTGGCTGCATGGGTATGTTTCACGACAGTGAAGTATTACTTCGTCTGTCCTGAACTAGCCGGGATCCTCAATAGGATGAAACAGTTCGTTGACGTGCTGGGAATATTAGACCCGGCGGCGTTATGGGATGTAATCCCATTTACGTTTGTCATCGACTGGTTCTATGATGTGGGCAAGTGGTTACACCGTAACCTTAAACCTGCGTTATTACCCGCCGATCTCGTAGTTTGCGACTGGTGCCAAAGCATTGGTCGCAAGATACGAAGTCGTGTCATGCTCGACATCTTAACCCCCTCACTTCATAGTGCAGGAAGCCCAGATGCTGAGCAAATCGAGTTAACCTCGATTGACACGATGCAGTACTGCCGGACCAAGCGGTCTGGTCAGCCTGCTATTGGAGGAATGCCCCAAACGTTACGCGACTCTATTATAACCATTCGGAGGATTTTAATTTCCTCCGCTTTGGTGACACAGAGATACCATACGAGTTCTTCCGGAAGGAAGAATACTCATATGTTTCGCGGGCGTAAGGTGCGTTTCTAACCGCCTCACTTCTGAGGCACCACATTGGACTAGTCCAGTGTGTAAGCATGTAAGTTCAGCTTAAAGAAAGGGTACAACTCATGTTGACCGATCCTCTGAAGTTACCTCTGATGACTCCTGCTATGTGGGATTTGGTCATCTACGATGTTCTCAATACGGGAGCAACCAACTGGAATACGTTGTTTGCTTCCGCTGGAAACAGCGTGGATTTTCATACCACAGATCTGAGTCCCGGAGCGACGAAACGTATTGGTATGATCGGCTCTAATCAGGCCGTCATGTCAATTGGGCATTCTACTTCAAACGAGAATGCCCCGTTCGTCACCGACAGGTCCGTTATGCGTATTGACCTCAAAAAGGTCAATTCGGAGACGGGCAAGCCGGTTACTGCTTCTGCCTACCTTGTCACTACCGCCCCACGGGGTAGTGACTTCAGCGTAGCAGACATCCTGCAACTGGGGCGAACGGTAGCCGCTATTCCCTTTACTGGGACTAACGGTCTGCTGTTCACCGCGGCAACCATGGATGTTGCGGCATATCAGCGAGTTATCGCTGGCGAGCCCTAGTAGAATTTATCCTTATTGGTCCCCTGCAAAGGGGTCCAGTTTGGGTAATCTACTCTCAGGTGTTGTCTTACTGAGTTACAAACTCTATAAGATACCCTAAGACGGGTTCAGTATCCGCATCGCAGTCGCGACCTTGCAGAGGCTGCGTGAGTTGTGCTAGGAGTTCTACCCTATGGGAGAATGTAATAGCCTAGTCGTATATACGACCTTACTCAGGCGGCTGATGCTCGATATTGGTGAGATGTACGTTACTAACGAAGTGGCACTCGATATCCTTAAAATGGATAAGCGAGTGTCTGCGGAAGGTATTCAGTTTCTAACTGTTTGCCTTCCTAAGCTCGGAAAAGCCCTTGACAGGGCCCTTCTGGGCAGAGAACCTTTGGCTAGTACCGGGTTTCGCAAGATTCCAGGTACTTCAATCCCCAAGTTCCTTGGGTGGTTGTTCCAGCGTGTTCTCAACTCCGACGGTTTAATCCGCAGTGATGCGGACGTACAGTCCATCAGGCACTTACGTCAGATCTTGTACTTCTTGTACAAGTTGGAAATGCCATATGCAAATGAAACGAAAAAACGTATCATCAGCACATTCATTAGCGTCGATACGGAGATTAGAAACCTCCGCATTGCCGCTACTGACGCAGTCATCAAAAGAGCGCGCACAATCGTGTCGCGCGTTCTTGCTGGGTCTAGCCCTCGGGATATTATCCCAAGACACGGACCCGGAGCTGTGTCGACAGGCGAAGAAAGTGGTGAGAAATCTCACTTCTCTCATCTTTACCGGGCTCTAGATAGGGTATACTCATTTTGTGAGTATTTCCACGTATCTCTAGCCCAGACTGTCGATCAGCTTGGTTCTCTGGCTGAACTAGAGGAATTCGATTCTGGCACCGCGAAAGTGGTGCTGGTTCCGAAGGACTCTAGAGGCCCGAGACTCATATCGTGTGAGCCATTGGAATACCAATGGATTCAACAAGGTCAGCAGCGAAAGCTGTATGACCTAATTGAGAATCATAGGTTGACACGGGGTTGCGTGAATTTCACGGACCAGAGGATCAACCGGCGTCTTGCACTTGAGTCTTCCCAGACTCAGGAGTGGAATACGCTTGATATGAAGGATGCATCAGATCGCGTATCTGTCGAGCTCGTTTCGCAGTTATTCTGTGGAACGAGTTGGCTTGAAGCCTTATTAGCTTCAAGATCGACTCATACGCGTCTTCCAGACGGCTCAGTCATCCAGTTAGCGAAGTTCGCTCCGATGGGAAGTGCAGTATGCTTTCCCGTCGAGGCTCTCTGCTTCTGGGCACTGAGTGTTAGTGCCATTGTAGTGCATGCACACAATAGGCTCACAACTGCTGAACTAGGTAGGGTAATAACCCCTCAGGTTCGCATGTCCGAGATCGCCCCTCAAAGGGGAACTCGCACAGCGCAGCAGATATGGTCAGATTACGAGGGTACAGGTAGGCTTAGAGCCCCTAGTACAAGTGAGGGTAGGCTATCATTTAAAGCCCCTTTCACTCCTCGCGGTCCGCTTGGCTTGGCAGCCAAGCTTGTGTACGTGTACGGCGACGACCTAATTGTGCACCGGTCCGTTACGGACTTAGTGCTCCAGCACCTACCCAGGTTTGGACTTATGTTCAACCCTGATAAGTGCTGCGTCTCAGGATTCTTCAGAGAATCCTGCGGGTGCGACGCCTATAAAGGCGTCGATGTCACACCTATCCGTTTACGGAAGACGTGGGATCGTCGTAGCAAGGACGCCAGCCAGCTGGTCTCGTACGTTGAGTTGAGTAACTCTCTGTACGCGGCCGGCTACTGCCGGGCAGCAGACTATATAGAGCGTTTGGTGGAGTCCTGTTATGGGACTCTGCCTTACGTTCAGTATAGAGACGCAAGAACAGGGGAATCCAAATCCCTGAACTCAGCGCCTGGCCGAGTGATCGGCTTCTACCGTCCGGACCACGACCCAGTGGCCCGCAACATTCAGCGAAACGTAAGGGTCCGGTTCAATTCCGGATTCCAGCGTCGCGAATGCTACGGGTACACCGTCGTGCCCCACTATAAAAAGTGGAAGCACGACGCCTGGGAAGCGTGCCTACGGACATTGTGTTCCGGAAGCACGGGGTTGGACCCTGGTGTCCATGCGGTAGCGCACCGCAGTCGCCTGAAGCGCGCGTGGGGG